CGCGTGTTTTTTTTTTTTCACAACGCCAACCTTAGGCTGCATTTTCTTCTTCTTCTTCTTCTCAACTTTTGCCTTCATAAGATAGTTTTGCGCCACTCCGCTAGCGCTTTGATCCTCACGCACCTGAGGCGCAACGACATTCAATTTCAACAAGCTAGTGACCACTGCCACCATTTTGTCTACATTTGGATGCCATCGCATTTCATATGCGTATTGGATCAATCGACTCTCCACATCAGTAGTAGCGTGCAACAAACGATATGTCATACGCGCCCAATTCTGCGGCACTCCTTCAACTACCTCGCCTTTCTTCCTGATTCTCATGCTACAAAACTCGAAACCATCGGAACATGGTAAATACATTTTTGCAACGTGGCCCATAGCTAAGTATTTCGCTACAACTTCAGCCGGGTTACCCTTATTATCCTCTACGGAGTCATCCCCCATAGCGAAAATATTAGTAGCCCCAGCCAGAAGCCCCACGAACACCCTCACCCTCGAATTTCCAGAACTCGTATTGTAGCTTCCACTACAACGCTTGCCTGGAGCACCTTGGGCAATTAGCCGACCATCAGATAGCATAAACAAAGTCCACATTTCACAATGTGCTCGCGCTCTCAACGCTCGATGAAACGACGTTCCTTCAAGCCCTGCTAGTTTTGCACGGAAATCTGCATCCCACTCCATCTCCCAACTCTGAACACTAAAATCCCACCCCGACATATCTGCTTCATACGGATTCTCAAAAGTCTTCCAATATTGGTACAACTTAGCCAACGCCTCATCACCCAATCCCATTCCGGGTTTAGATGGTATGGAATCCCAAAGTGCAATTTCCATTGCATTTTGTTTTCCATACAAGATTCGTTCACATAGTTGATCCACCAATGAAACACTTGAGATAAGCCGCAAGCGACCTTCAGCAACTTTCTCTGGAGAATGTGGCTCATACTTAATGAAGAGTCTCACAACATCACACCAACCGCCCTTAACCAATGCTACTGCATCGTTGGGGGGGGTCTTGGTTGAGGTCAACAACTTCATTCTAGCACAAACCAATTTCTCCAACAGGTCACTATACTTCTCCAAGACATCGGAATTCTTAGCGCATTGCATAGCTGCAAACGGCTTCCCAGGTGACGAATCACCTTGAATGCCGGCCAATGCTGTACGATAAGAATGCTTAAATCCTAGTTCAGTGTAGTTTCCATCCAAGAAAGCCAAAGGAGCTTCTGCTGCTGGATACATCTTCAACATGCGTTCAGTAACCCTCTCAATATCACTACTGGGAGGCCTCACTGCTCGAATGTGCTTGGCAGCTTGTAAGATTAGAGATTTGTATTCGGCATTTCCACCGCGATCCGGCCAAGTCCATCTGGTAATGGCCTTAGCCACTTCGGGCGTAAACCGTATATTTTCTCTATTCTCCCAACCTGCTTTGCTGTCAAGTAGCATTGGCCCAAGGGCCAATACTGCTGGGGTAGGGTTTTGAGCTCGGGGCTGAGGGAAACGGAAACGGGATTCGCCAGCGAGATAAAGCTCCAAGCCTGTGGGGGCAAGGGATTTAGTCTCACTAACTGAA